TATCGGTGCCCATGAAGTTGATGAGGTGAGCGGCTCCACCAAGCCCCGCACTTTCCATGCTTGATACACCACGAGCACCAAAATCGTGCAGCTTGAAATCAATTGTAGATGGGTCACCAGTTTTCTCCAGACCTTTGAGGATAATTTTCTTAGCCTCATAACTGTTCGTTGCAACAGTGGTTGGATACCAGATTGCGCGCAACAGCGCAGTTTCCAAGAAGGTGGTGAGCCACCAGCATTTTGGATCTGTATTTTCGATCGTAGCCAAAACATTTAGAATTGGAATAACACTGCCTTCCGGTGCTGATTTAATAACAACTGGTAGTTTTCCACCAAGTTCGTTCACAATGTACATCCAACCTTCTTTGTAGAAAGGTTCACCATGAGCAGTGATAATCAGCTCAGCTTCCAGTACGTCTTCAAGCGTAACAGGAGTCAGCAAATATTCCTTGATGAAGGCTTGCATACCGAAGTATACAGTGGAATTCCAGTCCCCGGAACCTCGAGCCTCAATATACGAGTACACATATTCTGTGCCTTCTGGGTATTGATCGTACATACTGTATTTGTACGAATCTGAATCCAATATAATATTCTTCCGCATTTTAAGCTCCTTAAAATTCTAACACAATACCAAGGTCTATCCCTAGTATACTTCCATTATAGTTTTATCACAGATTAAAGTAAACTGTTATGAACCATCATATTCAACCACTATCACGTCTTTCGTCATCTTCTCCGAAAATCCTTCAAGCATCCCCAGGATAATTGAGCGGTTCCCACCCGCCAACCCTGCACCGATTAATGGAAATCCCATTCGATATGACTTGAAAACCAACGAGAATTTTTCCAATATTAGCGCGAATGCTGTGTAATTGAAATGTTGCTTGCGTTCGCCTGGCTTGTTGTATTCGTATTGAGTGTATGCATTAACCAAATAGAACGCACCTGGGTTTGGTTGTTCCCAATTGACAGACCAGTTCCCCAACTTTTCAATGGAACCTTTTTTTGTCTGCTGGTCAGCTGCCCAGGAATTTGGGAACCGTTCCTTCACTTGTTTGGCAATACCACTTCCCATCGTGTTCTGACAGTTACATCCATGAACGATAACATCAAAATCGCCGTTTGATGCCATATCTAGCAAATTACCAGTGATAATTTTCAGTGCCATTATTTCAACCCAAATCTTTCTTTGATCAAATCGCCGGCATCATAGACTATAACTGCTAAGATACATTCCTCGATAATCAACTTTGCGAACTTTTCCATATCCACTTCATATCGAGGACCCCCCAGCCCATCATTTGCAGTATCATATAATGACTGTAACTCAAGTTCTTGGATTTTATTATTCATTACATTCCAAAATGTTCTTTGATCTTTATACCAATCTTTTCACCGAGTCTATCACCATGGAGGTCATGTTTCACCATGACCTCGATGGCTTCCTCGATAATCAACTCAACATATTTTTTCAATTCTTCATCGTAATCACATGACCAATCAATTGATGATTCTGGGCGTGGCATATGTAGTTCATTCCCCCAAAACACAAACCCTGCCCTTTCAGCCAACCGTTCAAGTACGCTATTCATCATTTAGCCTTAAACAGAGACTTGATTATGACAATATCTAGATCATCTAAATCTGTCCTAGAAAGAACCAGATCAACAATTTTCTCTGCAAACAACTGAAGATATTCTTGTCGGTCTACCACTGGCGAACCTGAATAATCAATCTGGATACCGGATTCACGGGCAAGACGGGTAATAAGTATGTTCATATTCAAACTCCAAGCATGTTAGCAATTATTTCGTGATGGTCTTCAAAGCATTCTTCTGACTTCAATTCACAGATGGGAACCCACTTTGCTTTTTCAGCATCATCGGAACCCTTAACTTTCGGCAACGGGCCGTCAGGAAGAACAATCTTAGAGGCATGAGTAATGATCCGACCACGTGGGCTACGACCAATTGCATCAAAGACTTTCGTCCAGCGGATATTGCCGCGAAGAACCTTTTCCGGGACTTTAATCCCTGTTTCTTCTACCAGTTCGCGAAGCATCGCGTCCTCGATAGATTTATCTGTATCTGCATTTAGGTATCCACCAGGCATTGCCCAGAGACCCTTACCAGGCTCGGCTCGGCGCTTGATCATCAAGACATGCCCAGACTGGACAACAACTGCGTCAACTGTTACAAAGATCGGTTTGAATTTCAGCCCGGAATATTGCTTGTCGTGCTCAACGATGAATTCTCGTTCTCGGATAATCTGCTCAAATGCTGGGCTGATCTGAAACATCTGCAACTGACGGAAGGTTGACTCAGGAACAACGTTGCGCAAGAATTCCATGTTATGGTTCCGGCGGAAGTATAGGTCGCGAACATCAGTCGCACTAAGAGCTTGGAACAGAGGACATTCTTCCTGAGACCACTGAGGGAACATTTTCAGATAATAGCTCGTCTCATCTTTCGTGTGACCGATGATTGCAATTTTTGTCTGGGTTGCAGTGTGCTTGGCTACGATAGCCTGAACGCGAGAAGCCCAAGCCTGATCATTGTAGATAGTGTCGATGTTACGTTCAATACGCGTCACAACATCTTCAGGAATATATTTGTGGATGACCGAACGGATTTGGAGTTCTCGTTCAGCACTCGTGAAGGGGTTCTTGTAAGTCCGGGGTTGTTTGTCCGAACCGATGATGATAATCACTTGAGAAGCCAATTCGGATGCACGTTGCATTAGAGAAACGTGAGCATTGTGAACTGGTTCGAAACGCCCAATGAGGACGATAGTTTCATATTTCTTCATTTCCAAACTCCTTGGAAGTTAATAGCACCGAGTCTATCTCAGCGTTTTATTTAGTGTCAGCCTACACTACAGCGATGACCACTTCGGCTTCCTCCCCATATTCCTCGTTTGCCTCCACGAAGAACACACCGGACACATCAACGATGAAACTGCCGGAAAGCACATCTTCGATGTGGGCTGGTACGTCCTGAGGCATTTTCTGCAGGCGAGCGATGAGTTCGGATACAATCATGATCAAACTGCCTCGATCCCATAAGCCCGAGCTATTGCCAACATATCTTTCCGCGTCGGCTGCGAGAGAATAGAAGTCAGGAGAGATTCCATGTATCCAGCCCGGAACCCCATGTCTTCATTTTTGAATTTGACAGTGACAAACGCGGCAACAGCAGCAGCGTTTTTTTCGCGGCGAGCACCATACTTTTCGAAGTCGGACATTTGAGTGGATTTAGTTTTCATAAGTTAATTATAACTCACCTCACAATTAAAGTAAAATCAAATGGCATTGCCACCGATCCTGGCATTGCCACCGATCCTGGCGTCGCCATAGACACAGACTTTATCATAGACCCAGGCATTACCATCAACCCAGGCATTATCGCCGACCCAGGCATTACCGCTGACCTCAGCATTATCGCCGACCCAGGCATCCCCATAATGAGACAAATTGGATTCTGAAGCAATGTATCCGCCTAGATCATCTTTCTTGACTCCATGCATACGGATATTTACCAGAGATTGAATTCTGGTGAGAGTGATACCATTCTCGTTGATGGTATCAGAAGCGATGAGTTGGTATTTGGGATTCATGAGTAATTATGACTAAAGTCTGGGTTAAAGTAAAATCCCATTTATATATACGAGGATCTTGTACTGATCTTGTGGCGTGTTATTCTGGAATTCCTCGGTATTCATCCGATACTCGAAATTGCTCAGGATATTGTTGATTTTCGTTTCCTTGGCTTTCAGGAACTGTTCCGGTTGATCTGACCCGCGTTCGACATACCGTTCTTTCAAAACTTTCTCATCTGCATGGATCACAATGAATGTGACTTCTGTGTCTGGTAATCCAAGGATAAAGTCATACATCTTAGATCCGGTTAGCCGATCTCCTTCGAAGATGATATTGGAATTGTGAGATTCCAGCCACTTACAGACTTCTGGCTGTGTAGCCATCGACAGCTTATCCGTTCCCGGGAATGTTTCACCTTCATCATATTTACCAAGAATGAATAGATCTAGATCTTCACAATATTCAGCACTAACAAGTTTCACCGGATCTACACGTTTCCATATATGTTCTCCCATGAACTTACGAACCAGCGTAGACTTCCCCGTTCCTGGGCGCCCAGCGACTGCAATAATTTGTCTCATAATCAATTCCTCGACTTTCCAATTTCTAGGAAAATATCATCTGGTATATGCATAATGTATCTTTTCATCTTTTCGATCATATCGAGTTTGACAACTCAGTCACCCTGTGCGTTGAACGCACTTCTGCTGGATGACATACTGAAGTATTATGTTCTCTGGTAGAATCTGTCCAGAGCCGATTAGCTAATGCCTGACATTCTATGTAAGCATCATCGATCATCATCTGAGTTGGAGGAGTCTTCTGAGTAGCAGCCGAAGGACCACGCAGCGAGCCGATCATACCCATTTCACGAGCGACTTGTAGGTAACGAACAGCGTCGATAACAACACCAGCAGAGTTCGGGCTATCTTGAACCGACAGACGAGCATCGAATGTCACCTTAGCACCGCCGAAACCTGTAGCCTCGATGCGGAAGTTTGCAACCTTGTTATCACCATGGTAAGGGATATACGAACTAGGTCCAGCATAGATACCATTCTTTGGTACTGGAATACCACGAAGATCGTTCTGGCTGCGGATAACGTTTTCCTTGCTAATTTTCTTAAATTTCAGGCGAGTCTGATCAACCATATTCAGGAAGTCGGTATTCCCCCCAACGTTTGTCTGCTCATGGAATTCCACGCTCATACCACGATTGAAGAACAACTCTTGGAGGGCTTGGCTAAGAACAGACGCCCCCAACTGGCTTCGCATATCGTCCCCAATAGCTGGGATGCCAGCTTCGATGATCTTTGCTTCCCAAATTGGGTTAGACACGATAAACACAGGAATACAATTAACGAATGGTACTTTTGCTTCTAAGCAAGCATTAACGTAGAATTCGGTAGCATGTTGCGAACCGACTGGGA